ATTAAGAAGAGTGATTTAGGTGCAACATATCCATACACAACATTAAGCGTAACACCAAGATAAAGGAAAATATTATGGCAGAAATGAGTAACTACCTAGAGAATGCGTTAATTAATGCAACTCTACGCAACACAACATATACATCAGTCGCAACAGTATATGTATCACTATGGACTTCAGACCCTACAGATGCAGGTAGTGGTACAGAAGTATCAGGTGGTTCATACGCTAGAACAGCAGTCACATTTGGCGCACCTTCTAACGGTGTAACAACTAACTCTGCTGACGTTACATTCCCAACAGCAACAGCTTCATGGGGAACTGTAGGTTGGATTGGTATTAATGATGCTTCTACATCAGGTAACCTTCTATACCATAGCCCATTAGATACATCTAAAACAATTGATACTGGTGATATATTTAAAATTTCATCAGGCAACCTTTCAGTTACTTTAGCCTAAGGATAACTCATGGCTCTTGTAGTCAAAGATAGGGTACAGGAAACTTCTACCACAACAGGCACAGGTACTATTACGCTTGCTGGTGCAGTAAGTGGCTTTCAGTCATTCTCTGTTATCGGCAACGCTAATACTACTTACTACGCTATTGTAGGTGGTTCAGAATGGGAAGTAGGTCTAGGTACTTACACATCTTCAGGAACTACTTTATCTCGTGATACTGTATTAGAGTCTAGTAATAGTGGTTCTCTAGTCAACTTTAGTGCAGGTACTAAAAACGTATTTGTCACTTATCCTGCTGAAAAAGCTACATACCAAGACGCTAATGGTACAGCCATAGCACCACAACTATCAGCAAGTAATGGTCTTGTAGAAAACGCTAATACTGTATCAGCAAACTACACGATACAAACAAACTATAATGCTATGAGTGCAGGACCTGTTACAGTCAATTCAGGAATAAGTTTAACTATACCTTCAGGAAGCAATTGGGTGGTCGTATGAGTATTACTCTTAATGGTACAACAGGCATTTCAGGTGTAGACGGTTCATCTACAGCACCTGCCTTTCAAGGAACAGATACCAACACAGGTTTATTCTACGGAACAGATATTGTAGGTATCTCTACAGGTGGTTCAGAAAGAGTAAGAGTAGACGCATCTGGTAATGTAGGGATTGGTACTACGAGTCCTGTTGCTAGTTATCGTTTGTCAATTTATGACCAAACTAATGGTGCAACTAATATTAGTGGATTAGCTCTAATCGAACCTGGTGCTGCAACAAGTTACTCATATTTTAAAACTACATCTCAAGCATCAGCAGATACTAGAACAATCATTGGGAATGGTGCTGCATCTCGTGCATTTGCATTTGAAACTGGTGGCACAGAACGTATGCGTATAGACTCTAGTGGTAGATTAATGCTTGGCACAACAACTACAAGTATTTCTTCATTAGATGCTAAATATTTTGACGCTGCTGATGGTCAAAGATTATTTTCAGCTAGAGGAAGCACTGCTGCTAGAGAGCATATAATTTTTTTAAACCCTAATGGTGATGTAGGTTCTATTGACACAACTAGCTCTTCAACTGCATATAATACATCATCTGACTATCGTCTAAAAGAAAACATTACACCAATGACAGGTGCTTTGGCTAAAGTTGCATTATTAAAACCAGTTACATACACATGGAAAGTAGATGGTTCTGATGGTGAAGGTTTTATAGCCCATGAGTTACAAGAAGTAAAACCAGATTGCGTAACAGGAACTAAAGATGAAGTAGATGCAGAAGGTAATCCTAAATATCAAGGCGTAGACACATCATTCCTAGTAGCTACTCTAACAGCAGCTATCCAAGAACAACAAACCATCATCAACGACCTAAAAGCAAGAGTCACAGCATTGGAGGCTAGCAATGTCTAAAATTTCGCTAACGCCTAATGCTTCTGGTACAGGTAACTTTATAATAGCAAGTCCCAACAGTAATACTGACAGAACACTTACGCTACCAGATAGCACAGGAACTGTAGTAGTCACAAGTGGTGCACAAACAATAGAGTTTGCTGACGGCTCTGCATCAGCACCATCTATTACTAATTCAGGTGATACTAATACAGGTATATTTTTCTCTGCTGCTGATACTATAGACTTTGCTGAAGGTGGTGCTGCTGTTGGTCAATTTGACTCATCTGCTAACTTTAAATTTAACTCTGGTTATGGTTCTGTAGCCACAGCATACGGATGTCGTGCATGGGTAAACTTTAACGGTACAGGCACACCAGCAATTAGAGCTAGTGGAAATGTAACAAGTCTTACTGATAATGGTACAGGTGATTATTTTATTAATTATACAACAAATATGCCTGACGGAAAATACTCATTGGCTGGTAGTGCATCTTCAAGTGGTGGCGGAGTTTTTATTGTATGTACTGACCATGCAGGAGATTACCCAACAAATCAAATCAGAATATCCGTAACTAATGGCTCTGGAACATATTCTGATAGAGTTGCTGTCAATGTTGCTATATTCAGATAAGGACAAAAAATGAACAAAAGAATAGTATATCAAAATGACGAAGGTGGAATTAGTATTATAGTTCCAGCAGACTGCGGTTTAACTATAGAAGAAATTGCTGCTAAAGATGTTCCAACAGGCAAAGAATATCATATTGTAGACGTATCTGATATACCAACAGACAGAACATTTAGGAACGCATGGACATGGCAATAATTGTTGACATAAACAAAGCTAAAGACATTACTAAAGACAGACTTCGTGCTGAACGTAAACCTTTACTAGAAGCTCAAGATGTAGCTTTTCAACGTGCTTTAGAGTCAGGTGCAGATACAAGTGCTATTGTTGCAGAAAAGCAAAGACTTCGTGATATTACTACATTGGTAGACACAGCAAATACTGTAGAAGAATTAAAAGAGATTACAATATGACAACAACAGTTAGCGGCTCACAAATAACGTTTAACGACAATACCACACAAAACACAAGTGCGTATGGTGGTGGCTTTGCGTTCCGTAACCGTATTATAAATGGGGGGATGGTTATAGACCAGCGTAATGCTGGGGCTAGTGTTACTATTAATAGTTCAACTGGTGCATATACATTAGATAGATGGGAAGGCAGAGGAGAAGCTTCTCAAGGTGTTTATACAATGCAACAAAGTTCAACCGCACCTACTGGATTTAATAAATCTTTGTTAGTTACAGTTACTACTGCTGACTCAAGTCTTGCTTCAGGAGATAATTATTATTTTAGGCAAATTGTTGAAGGTTTCAATATTGCAGATTTAGGATGGGGAACTGCTAGTGCACAAACAGTAACGTTATCTTTTTGGGTTCGTTCTAGTTTAACTGGCACTTTTGGAGGGGCAATAACAAATGCTTCTACATCAACAAGAGCTTATGGATTTACATATACTATCTCATCAGCAAATACTTGGGAACAAAAAACAATAACTATTACAGGCGATACAACTGGTACATGGAATACAGATAATAGCGGTGGTATGTTTATAAATTTCTCTTTGGGAGCTAATGCAGATAGACAGACTACTGCTAATACTTGGTCTGCTATTTCAAGTGTAATTATAAGTGGAGCAACTGGAGAAGGTTCTATTATAGGCACTAACGGAGCTACCTTCTACATCACAGGTGTCCAACTAGAAAAAGGCAGTACTGCTACATCTTTTGACTATAGACCTTATTCTGCCGAACTTGCAATGTGTCAGAGATATTTTCAATTAATTAAATTTGGAACAGTGATTGCACAAAATACAACAAATTTATTAAGCAATTTTTCTTTATTGTGCCAAATGAGGTCATCTCCATCTATCGGTAAAACAAGTGGAAGTATAGCAATAGGAGATATGGTATCTGCTGGATATACCACAACATCAACTCCTACTCTTTCTGCGTATGATAATAATGATATTAGAGTAAATTTTGCATTAGCAGGATTTACTGGTTTAACTGCTTATCGTTCATATCAACACGAACCTAGTAGTGGTAGCCCATCATTAATAACAGTATCTGCGGAACTATAATATGTATAAATTATATAATAATTATATAACAAAAGAATTAGTTTCAATTATTAAGTTAAATGAAAATAATAATGGTGTATTATCAATACCATTAGACCAAGATAACACAGACTACCAAACCTATTTAAAATGGTTAGACGAAGGCAATACGCCCTTACCAGCAGATGAATAAATAAAAGGAGAATAACTTGTTTGGCATAAGTGCATTTTCCCAATCTCCTTTTAGCTCTTTAGCAGGCGGACAAACACTATTAGCTTCTGCTAGTGTAAATGCAACAGCTACGGTTACAGCTTTAGGCTTTAGAATACTACCATTTAGTGCTGCTATTACAGGAAATGCTACTGTAACAGCTAGTGGCACTAGACTACTATTTGGTAATGCAGTCGTAAACTGCACAGGTACAGTTACTGCTGACGCTACAAGAGAACGCACAGGTAGTGCAGATATATCTTGCTACGCTATTATTACTGTAGATGGTTTCTCATTTATCTATGGCACAGCAGATGTAAATGTAACTGCCACAGTAAGTGCTAGTGCTAATACAACATTATTTGGTAGTGGTAGTATATCTGCTAACGCTACAGTCACAGCAGATGGTAACAGAGTTCAGTTTGGTATTGGTTCTATTACAGGTAACGCTACAGTTACTGCTAATGCTAATAGCATATTCTCTGCTAACGGTGTTATTACAGCTAACGCTACAGTAACAGCATCTGCACAACGCACTAGAACAGACTCTGCAAGTATTACAAGTAATGCAACAGTTACAGCAGACGCTAACAGACTTACATTTGATAGTGCATCTATCACAGGAACTGCCACAGTCACAGCATTAGGTGGTTATGTAGTATCAGGGTTTGCACAAGTAGATGCCTTTGCTACAGTTACAGCAAGTGCTAACGCTGTATTAGCAGGTTTTGCTTATGTAGAAGGTATAGGCACAGTAACTGCAATAGGATATATACAAGGTGAAGAATGGACACCTACACCATTTAGCACAGATACATGGACAGACTCAACATTATCAACAGATACATGGACTACAATAGCATCATCTACAGACACATGGTCAGATTCAACAGCAAGTTCAGATGTATGGACAGAAGTAACACCAAGTAACGATATATGGCTTCGTCAGGGCTAGTTAATTAAGGAAAACAAATGGCAAAAACAAAAATTTCAGAATTTAGCTCAACAGCAGCAGATAATACGGATATTACAAATATCAATATTGCTGAAGGTTGTTCACCAGCTAACTTAAACAACTCCATTCGTAGTTTAATGGCGTTACTAAAAGACCAACAAACAGGTGCTAGTGGCGACCCATTTACAGTTGCAGGTACATTAGTATCTTCAGGCACAGTAGACATTACAGGTGCATTTAGACTAGACGGAACTGCAGGTGCTAGTGGTCAAGTATTGTTATCAGCAGGTGGTAGTAATACTCCTACATGGGGTAATGCGTTTGTAGCTGGTATGATAATGCTATGGTCAGGTTCTTCAGCAACTATTCCTACTGGTTGGGTATTATGTGATGGCACAAATTCTACACCAGACTTACGTAACCGTTTCGTAGTAGGTGCTACATCTACATACGCTGTAGGTGCTACAGGTGGTAGTGCTAATGCTATTGTTGTATCTCATACTCATACTGCAACATCTACTGTAACAGACCCAAGCCACAACCATACACCACAAACTTTAGGTTCAGCACAAGCTGGTTCTGATAATGGTGGCGCACCTGTAGATGCAAGTACAGGTTATGGAACAGGTAGAACATCATCTGCTACAAGTAGTTCTACTACAGGTATTACAGTTGCTACATCCATTTCTACAGAAGGTTCAAGTGGCACTAATGCTAACTTACCTCCTTACTATGCACTTTGCTACATTATGAAGACCTAATATGCCTACACAACGTATAGCATTTAAAGACTGGTTACCAGACCAACCTAGCATTTTAGACTCTGTATCAGAAGCTAATAATGTTATTCCTGCAGCAGTAGGTTATGGTCCGTTTAAGTCAGCAGTAACATTTTCAGGTACAGCTTCAGAGAACTTGAATAATTGCTTTGCTGCTAAACTAGACAATGACGTATTCATCTTTGCTGGTGGTAATACTAAACTATTTAAAGTAGATAATACTGACTTATCTCTAGTAGACGAGTCTAAAGCAGGTGGATATACAGGTACAAATAGATGGCAATTCTTACAATTCGGTAGTCTTGCATTAGCATCTAATGGCTCTGAAAAGATACAAGCGTTTGACGTAAACAGTTCTACAGCATTTGCAGACGTTAGTTCAGATGCGCCTATCGCTAAATACATTACAGCAGTTCGTGACTTTGTAGTAGGTGCTAATATTGGTGCAGGCACATCACCTAATATGGTCCGCTGGAGTGGAATCAACGATGCCACCACTTGGACCACCACAGCGACTTCTCAAAGTGACTATCAGTTACTCCCTGACGGTGGTGATATAACCGGTATCGTAGGTGGTGAGTTTGGTATTGTATTCCTAGAAAAAGCCATTGTGCGTATGTCATATATTGGAACACCTCTTATATTTCAGTTTGACACTATCTCTCGTAACGTAGGATGTATAGAAGGTAACTCTATTGCACAATACGCAGGAACAGCTTATTTCTTATCAGATGACGGTTTTTACGCCACCAACGGTCAAACGCTAACTGGTATTGGCTCTGAAAAAGTAGATAGATACTTCTTTAACAACGCTAACATTGGTGATATTGACTCTATATCAGCAGCAGTAGACCCTG